TCCCTGAGGAGGGACTCCCGCGCAGTGCACCACCGTCTCAGAACACTAAACATGTTCTGATTCACTATCAACAACCAAAGGAGCTTTCCTTGTTCATCCAGCAAGGCTCGACTAGGAGTCGTCAGACTTTTAGTCAGCCAATCGAGATAAACGTCGATCGGCAGGTGCTTTCACCGCCCAACAGTCCTTGGACTGCGTGGAGGCGGCACCGGGCTTCGCTGGCTGGGACTCAGGTTACTGAGTCGGATGGCAACTGGTGGCCTCTCCCTAAAGGGAAGGACATCGCTGATTCCGGATCCGAGTTTTACACTCGGAAGACTGAAATACTGTCGTACAGACGACCGTACTCAGTAGTCCACTGCAAGCCTACGCCTGGAGGGATCCAACGAAATCTTCGGATTTTCGGCGGATCCTTCATCGCAAATGCTTTCGGTGACCGGACTCATCTGAATTCCAATATTGCACAATCGCTAGGCGAGATTGTCCCAGCATTTCCCGACCTGTCCACTTCAAGGGCAGGCCTGGTTGTGAAGGGCTCTCTCGCTGTCGCAGCGTGCAATCCTGGGAATCAAATTGCCAACGTGGCATCCGCTGTCGGGGAACTTTTGCAGGATGTACCGAATATACCCGGTGCAGCCCTGTGGGAGTCTCGTCTTCGTGCTTTGGAGACCCTGGCGTCGACTGGCGATGAGTTTCTCAACATCGTCTTCGGCGTCCTGCCCACACTCAGCGACATGGAACAGTTTGTGAAAGCTGTTCACAAAGTCGATAAGGCTGTCGTCCAGTTCGAACGTGATTCTGGACGCGTGGTCCGTCGACAGTTCCACTTTCCCAAGGAAGTAACCACTACTGAGGAGGTCCTGCCAGGCATCTTGTCACCTGTTGGCTCCCAACCGATTGTTATCGGTGGAGTCAATACGTGCTCGAATGTCCTGTACCAGGACGCTCAGCGTGGATTCCCGACGTATACGACCATTCGGCATCGGACCGTTGAACGCGACATTTGGTTCAGCGGAGCCTTTACCTACCATCTCCCGAGCTGGTATGACAACGGCTCGAGGGCGGATAGGATGAGGCTGTCGGCCCAGCTCCTCGGAGCTAGGCCGGATCTGAATACCCTATGGCAGCTTACGCCGTGGAGCTGGGCCGTGGACTGGGTTACGAACGCGGGTTCTTTCGTTAAGAACCTTAATTCGCTCCTGGCCTACGGCACGATTCTCCGCTACGGATACGTCATGGAGACAACTACTGTGACGGATACGTATCGGGCGGGCTCTGTCTGGGCAACTCCTGCACCAGCAGATACGGTGATCTTTAAACCACCTTACCCGGCCATTGCTCCTGTAACTCTTCGTGTAACAACGAAGAAAAGGATCAAGGCGAATCCCTTTGGTTTTGGCATCAGCTGGGATGGTTTGTCTTCCATCCAGCAAGCCATAGTTGCGGCTCTAGGCATTAGCAGGGTCGCGAGGTAGTTCACTGCCCCATCAACATGCAAGGAGAGCACGTCGATGTTCACAGATCCCATCTCTCTGACCCCCGGAGCGTCGTTCGACGCTGGCGCGGTGTCTCTTCCCCGTGTTTCTCAACAGGGAACGACCTCCGTGTACCAGGCCGGACCTCTCTCCGTGAACGCAGGGAGTCTCCTCCGCGTCTCGGCTTCCCATCAGTTGGGACGCCGCGTGCGGAGAGTCCTTCGCTGTGATTACAGCGACAACGCAGGGAGCACACTCGTCACCGGTACGACTTCACCTCGCAGCATGTCCTGCTACGTGGTGTTCGACGTTCCGAATGCCGGGCAGTTCTCCGCGACGGACCAGGCACTGCTCTTCAACGGCCTCAAGGGCACGTGGAGCGCAGGTACCGACGCCGTGCTGAAGAAGCTCTTGGGCGGCGAAAGCTAGCCCGCCAGCACTTCCTCAGGCGTTCTGGTCTGGAGTGAGCATTGGCTTAGGATGTACATCCTCTATCAGGAGGTGTCATGAAAAGCCTAATGTTGCTCTGGAAATGCATCGCTACAACTTTGGCGATGCGGTGTTGCACTAGCGCCCACCGAGACGTGAAATACGTCTCTGAACGATCGAAGCACGAGGGGTTTTCGTTTCTTACGATTACCCTCCCTACCTTCGCGCGGGACTTCGAACTTTGTCTCGAACGAGGGTATGTGGACAACTCCGTCTTCCTTTCTTTTAGGAAGAACGGGAGGCTCCCTGCATTCCTGCAGGGTTTCTCTTGTCTTGTCTTCGATCGTAGGACGGGTGTCCTACTCGACTCACCGAGCATAGAGGCGATTCAAGCCGTTCGGCAGCTCTCGCTGCTGTTCGGCAAGATATTGCTCCCATGTAAACCTTCCGTGACTAGGAAGGCTTTTGACTCGTTTGTCGAGTGTGACGAGGAAGTCAAAGCCCTTTCACCCACTGGGAGATCTTCTTTCCAGCGGGTTTCGGGACTTCTGTTCGCCTCGCTCTTCTCGAAGGTAGACAGCGATGTCTACTATCGGAATTACGAAGCGAAACATGGTCCTGGTGCAACTGCTGATGGGCTTGTCGCCAATCAGAAGTTTCACCAGACAACGTGGCCATGTCGCCTTGAGAACGATTTCCCTTATGGGGATCTCGTTCTACCTAACTGGTCTTTTTACGACCAGCTTGACAAGGTTGACTTCCTGGAACCTGGTGCCGAGATGCCTGTAAAAGTCATCTCAGTACCTAAGACGATGAAGAGTCCTCGCATCATTGCTATCGAACCGACTGCTATGCAGTATGCACAGCAGGCGGTTCTAAGCTCTTTTGTGAGAAACCTCAAGGGTTCTTACCTTGATGGTTTTATCGGTCTCAATGATCAGGAGCCTAACCAGCTCATGGCCAAAGAGGGTTCTGAGTTCCAGAATCTTGCTACACTCGATCTGAGCGAAGCATCCGATAGAGTCTCATGCGAGCTTGTCTCTACTATGTGCAGTCCACACAGTCATCTTCTTTCGGCTGTGATGGCCTGCCGTAGTACACACGCTCGCCTACCTTCTGGGAGGGTTATCCGTCTCAGGAAGTTTGCGTCTATGGGTTCAGCCCTGTGCTTTCCTTTTGAGGCTGCCGTTTTTCTTACGGTTATCTTCATTGGGATTGAGCAGGACTTAGGACACCAGTTGACCGCGAAGGATATTAGATCCTATCGCGGTAGGGTGCGTGTCTCTGGGGCAGATATTCTTGTCCCCGTGGACCACGTGCGCTCCGTGATTCGTAGCCTTGAGTATTTTGGTCTCAAGGTCAACCGACACAAATCCTTCTGGAACGGAAAGTTCCGGGAGTCATGTGGAAGGGAGTATTACGATGGATCGGAAGTTTCACTTGTCCGTGTCCGTCGTGTTCTTCCCTCATCACGGAAGGACGTTCAGGAGATCATTTCAGCTGTATCACTCAGGAACCAGTTCTATCTCGCTGGTCTTGAGCTTGCGACTGATCTTCTTGACCGTCGAATGTTCAGAATACTTGGACATTTTCCGGTTGTTGAAGAGGGGTCTCCTGTACTCGGTAGGATCAGCCTCGTTGATCGTAATACTGTCACGAGGACGATAGACTCCATCCCGAAGGTAAAGGGATGGATTATCCGACCGGTGATCCCAGTAAATGAGATCTCCGATTGGCCTGCCTTGCGCAAGTGCTTGTCATCCCTGGAAAACAGGGTGTCTGGGATCGTACCTACGAACCCAGACCACTTGCGACGTTCTGGACGTCCCCGAGTCGTCGACATCAAACTCGGGATGGGCCCACCAGGTAACTAGCCTAAGGCTAGTGCTTTAACCTAGTGGTTGTGAGCGTCCAACGTTCACAGGGG